GACTTTGAACCATTCCTAAATATAAGAACTTTTTATAGATGGATAATTGCGCATAAGAAGACAGTAAATGATGCTTACTATCAGGTACATACACTAAATAAAAAACCTGAAGAAGTACCATTTTATCAAGAACCTAAAAAACTATTAAAATGAAAACTATACAAATAACACAAGACCAAATTAAAACTCAAAAGGATGCTATTAAATGGCATTTAAAAAACTATGGACATATAACTAGTTGGGAAGCTATAAAAGAATATGGTGCTACTAGACTAGCTAGTATTATATTTAATTTAAAAAAAGAAGGATATAATATACATAGAGACGACTTACACTTTAAGAATAAATTTGGTAAAAAAACAACTGTAGCCAAATACCTTTATTTTAAACCGAAACCACAATATGAGCAAAAAGTAATATGGGGATAAAAAAACCTGTAAGCAAACTTAAGAAAGAATTAGATAGTTGGTTCTCTAAATATATTAGATTAAGAGAAGCTACTGATACTGGTGCAGCTCAGTGCTTCACTTGTGGTAAAGTAGACCATTATAAGAAACTTCAGAACGGACATTTTCAATCTCGTAGGCATCATAATACAAGATGGAATGAACAAAATTGTCAAGTACAGTGCGTCAAATGCAATATGTATTCTCAAGGTGAGCAGTATAAGTTTGGTATGTATTTAGATGCTAAGTATGGTAAAGGTACTGCTGAGGATTTAGAATTTTTAGCAAAGTTAAATGTTAAGATGACTAGAGTAGATTATGTAGAAATGATAAGTTATTACAAAGACCTTGTTAATAAAATAAAAAAGGAAAAGAATATAGAGTAATTTATTTTTTATTTTTGAGGCATGACAAAACCAATATTTGCCAATACTACACATCAAATAGTTGTTAATGATTATTTAAACTTAATGTTATCTTTTGTCAAAGAAATTTCTTCAGAAAGTAAATACAATAATTTTAAAGAAGTTTTACAAGTTATAATAGAATACCATAATAGTTATGGTAAAGATGTAGATGCAGGTAATTGGGATGATTGGCTAACACTTATACCTTCACATACTTCAGTAATGGTAAATGGATATTTTGCAGGTATACAAACTAAAAGAAATTTAGAAGCTATAAGAGCATACAAACTATTATTAGACAATGCATTAGAAATGGTTGTTAGAGATTTAAGAGATATAAAAAATAATAATGAATAAAATATATCAGGCAGTAGCAGATTGTAGAGAAACATTTATAGAAATGTCTTACACCTACTCGCAAGATATAAATGAAATCGAAGAAGCCGTACAGGAATTAATGTTATATTTTATGCAAATGAATCCTGCAACATTAGAAAAAATATATACTAAAGATGGAAAAAAAGGATTAATAAGATATGGCGCAGTAGTATTAAGATATAGCTACACAAGCCCTAGAAGCCCTTACTATTATAAGTATAAAAAATATTATACTAATTTAGATTTACAGGCTAGTAATATAACCTACGATATAACAGAAAGTAATAATGAAAAAAATCTTTACAACATACCTAATCCTGAAGAGTATAAACAATGGCAAAAGCTTGAAAAAATAGACAAAGCATTAGAAAATGTTTATTGGTATGATGCTTCAGTTTTCCGATTATATTATTACGAGGGTAACACTTTAACAGGACTAGCAAAGAAAACAGGCATAAGTAGAAATAGCTTATTTACAACTATAGACAAAGTAAGAGAATATCTTAAAGAAGTTTTAGATGAGTAATTTTTTTGTAAAGAATGAGGTGTATGAAGAACGTATAGCATTATGTAGAGAGTGTGTATATTATTTTAAGCCTACAGGTACTTGTAAGGTCTGCTTATGTTTTATGAAAGTAAAAGCTAGGATAGGAGTAATGGAATGTCCACAAAAGTATTGGAGTAAAACAACAGAAGTAGAAAGACCTGATGATATACCTGAAGAACTGATAGAAGAATGTCTTTTGATTTGGGATGATATAAAGACAGGAGTGGCAAAGAATGTTACAGTAAAAAAGAAAATGGTCGAACTATACAATACAATATATGGTACAAGATACAAACCTACAAGTAATTGTGGTACTTGTCTAAACAACTGTTTTCAAGGAATTAAACAAATAAAAGAAAAATATGGATAAAAGAATACCTGACTATTATATAGGAAAGAATTATAAATACGAGGCTAGGAAAGTTGTATCTGATTGGGAACTTTCTTACAATGTGGGAAACGCAGTAACTTATCTTTTGAGGGCAAATTTTAAGCATAATAGACCTGAAGAATGTATAAAGAAAGCTATTGCACATTTGGAGTTTGAGTTAGATGATTTAAAACTAAATAAGGGAGAGTAGGCATATTGCCACTAATAATATATTAAATGTTTTTTGCTCTCCTTTATTTTTAAACTAAATACTATGTTAAAATATCAATGTAATGAATGTGGTAATACTAAGGACTTAGCTAAAGCTACTTTAGAAGTAGTGGGTGGTAAAGTTAGAACTCGTGAGGCACAATGTGAATGTGGAGAATATATGCAGGAGATAGCTAAAGAGTTTGGTGGCTTTCCAAGTATAAGAAGAACAGAACCATCACTAAGTAAAAGGAAGGATAATTTATGGAAAGATACTAAAGAAAAGTTTTTAAACTAATTATTAATTTATTCTATTATATACTATGAAACTAGAAATCAATAAGTTAAAACCCAACAAAGATAATCCAAGAATTATAAAAGATGATAAGTTTAAAAAGCTTGTTAAATCTATAAAGGATTTTCCTGAAATGCTAGAGCTTAGACCAATAGTAGTAGATGAAGATATGACTATACTGGGTGGTAATATGAGATACAAAGCCTGTATAGAAGCAGGTCTAAAAGAAGTATATATAAAAATAGCAGAAGGATTAACAAAAGAACAAAAGCAGGAATTTATAATAAAAGATAATGTAGGATTTGGAGAGTGGGAATGGGATATATTAGCTAATGAATGGGATAGTACTAAACTAGCAGAATGGGGATTAGATGTATGGCAGAATGAAGATGATGTAAAAGAGGAAGAAGAATTATATACAAAGAATATTGAAGCACCTACTTATGAACCAAAAAATAAAAAGCCAAAAGAAAAAGAACTATACAATGAAGATAAAGTAAAAGAGTTAATAAAAAAGATAGAGCTTTGTAATATAAAAAAAGAAGAAAAAGAATTTTTAATTAAAGCTGCATATAGGCATACAGTATTTAACTATCAAAGTATTGCAGATTTTTATGCTCATTCGAATAAAGTAATTCAAGAGTTAATGGAAGATAGTGCTTTAGTTATAATTGATTTTAATAAAGCTATTGAGAATGGTTATGTTAAACTAAGTAAGGAAATAGAACAATCATATATAACAGATTATGAAAAATAAAGATTTTGCAATATTTATACTAACTTACGGAAGGTCTGACAGAGTTATAACCTATGAAACTTTAAAAAAACGAGGATATACAGGTAAAGTATATTTTATATGTTCAGATGATGATAAAGAACTAGAAACATATCAAAACTTATATAAAGATAAAGTTATTGTATTTAGTAAAAAAAATTATAAAGACAAATTTGATATAGGAGATAATTTTAATGATGAAAGGGTGGTTGTTTATGCAAGAAATGCTTGTTTTGATTTAGCTAAAAAGATAGGTATTAAATATTTTTTAGTATTAGATGATGACTATATTGCTTTTCATTATCGTTTATATTATATGAATAAACCTGAGCAAATAAGAAATTTAGATAAAGTATTAGAATTAATGTTAAACTTTTACAAAAGTATTCCTGCTAAAACTATTGCTATGTCACAGGGTGGAGATTTTATAGGTGGTTCAGAAAATTCTTATGCTAAAAACCCAAAACTTAGAAGAAAATGTATGAATAGTTTTTTATGCTCAACTGATAGACCTTTTAACTTTGTAGGTAGAATAAATGAAGATGTAAATACTTATGTACAAAATGCTACAAAAGGAGATTTATTTTTTACTTTACCTATATTATCACTAACTCAAAAAGTAACACAATCAAATGAAGGTGGATTAACAGAAATATATTTATCAAAAGGAACTTATGTTAAATCTTTTTATTCAGTTATGTACACACCTTCAGCAGTAAAAGTTGCATTAATGGGTGATAAGCATATGAGGTTACATCATAGAATAACTTGGAATAATGCTACACCTGTAATATTAGAAGAAAAATATAAAAAATTATGAACAAAAGTAGACATATAAAAAAAGAAGCTATGTTACAAGCTTTAGAAAATAGTTTAGGTGTTGTAACTGTAGCCTGTAAAAAAACAGATACACCTAGAAGCACTTATTACAAATGGCTTAAAGAAGATGAGGAGTTTGCTCAGGCAGTAAAAGAAATAGAAAATGTTGCTTTAGATTTTGCAGAGAGCCAATTACATACACAAATAAAAGACGGTAGTACTTCAGCTACTATATTTTATTTAAAGACTAAAGGAAAGAAAAGAGGATATATAGAAAGAAGTGAACTAGACCTAACATCAGGAGATGAGCCTATAAAGATAAATGTAAATATAAAAGGTGTTGAATATTGATACTGAATTTACAGAAACACAAGGACAAGCTATTGAATACTTATTTGATAAAACTACTACAGAGATATTATTCGGAGGTGCAGCAGGAGGTGGTAAATCATGGGTAGGCTGTAGTTGGCTTATATTATTATGTGTTAAATATCCAAAGACTAGATATCTTATGGGCAGGTCAAAACTAGATGCCCTGAAAAAAACTACGTTAAATACATTTTTTGAAGTATGCCAGGCTTGGGGATTAGTAGCTAATAAACATTATAACTTTAATGGCTCTAGTAATATAGTTACATTTTATAATGGTAGCGAGATAATACTTAAAGACCTTTTCCTATACCCATCAGATAGAAACTTTGATAGCTTAGGTTCATTAGAAATAACGGCAGCTTTTATAGATGAAGCAAACCAAATAACTGAAAAGGCTAAGAACATAGTAGCTTCTAGGATGCGTTATAAATTAGATGAGTATGATTTAATACCTAAGCTGCTTATGACTTGTAATCCTGCTAAGAACTGGGTATATACTCAATACTATAAGCCTAGTAAAGAAGGTGTACAAAAGCCTTACAGAAAGTTTATACAAAGCTTAGTAGATGATAATGAGTTTATATCAAAACACTATAAGACACAATTATTAACATTAGATGAACTTAGTAAACAGAGACTATTATATGGTAACTGGGAATATGATGCTAGTAATGATAATTTAATAGAATATGATGCTATACTTAATTTATTTAGTCAAACAGGAAAAGAGGGCGAAAAATACATATCTTGCGATATAGCACGTTTTGGAAGCGATAAAACGATTATTATAGTTTGGGAAGGGTTACATATTAAATATATACAAAGTATGCTTAAATCGGCTATAAATGACGTTGTCGAGCAAATTAAGAAGTTACAACAACAATATGCAGTTAAACTAAATAACATAATTGTTGATGAAGATGGCGTTGGTGGTGGTGTAAAAGATTATATGCGTTGCAGAGGATTTGTAAATAACTCTAAGCCTTTGAAAGGAGAAAACTATCAGAACTTAAAAACACAATGCTATTACAAACTAGCAGACCTTGTAAATAAAGCACAGATAGGTATAGAGTGTAATGATATAACAGTAAAGAATCAAATCATAGAAGAGCTAGAGCAGGTAAGAACTAAAGATGCTGATAAGGATAATAAACTACAAATAATACCTAAAGATACTATTAAAGATATTATAGGTAGGTCTCCTGATTATGCAGATGCTTTAGCTATGAGAATGTACTATGAAATAGATAGTAATTACGGAAGGTATTATGTACAATAGAAAAAGGTGCAGCCTTGCAAAGCTACACCTTTTTGAAAAACAAAAACTTTAAGAAAACGGCACAAATATACAATTTTAAACTAAATAACAAATAATTCTATTATATATTATGCAAGTAAACATTGAAAAGGATGGTAAGAAAAAATCTTACAGTCTTATAAATAGTTGGAATGATGTAACACTTGAAAAATGGGCTAAGTTAATTACTATGAATAGTGATTCAAAGTCAAAAGAGGCATTAGATACAATAAGCTTGTTATCTGATATACCTAAGAAGTTAATTAAAGAACTAGGTATAAATGATGTATCTAATATCTTAAATAAAATAGCTGAATTGCAAAAGGATGCTAAAGGTAAGTTAAGAAGGATAATTGAAATAGATAATGTAGAGTATGGCTTTCATCCTGATTTATCTGAGATAACACTTGGAGAGTATGCAGATATAGAAACATACATACAGGCAGGAATAGAAAAAAACTTATCAAAAATTATGGCAGTTCTTTATAGACCTATAGTAGAGAAGAATGGTAAACACTACTCAATAACTGCTTATAATGGCAGTGAGGTTAGAATGAGAGCTGAGAAGTTTAAAAAAATGAAGGCTAAAGATGTACATAGTTCATTGGTTTTTTTTTGGACTTTAGGGAACGAACTATCGAAGATTTTGCCGTTGTATTTAACGGAACGGGCGAATCAGATGATACAATCACTACAAGCGACAAGTTCGCAAAAAAGTGGGGATGGTTCGGAGTGATGTATAGATTAACAAATGGAGAAATAGTAAACTTAGAAAGGATAACAAAATTAAGCTTATATGAATGTTTAACTTGGCTTACTTATGAGGTCGATTTAAACGAAATAAAAAAAGTTAGTAGATGACGCACTTTAAAAATTATAACAATACAATAGATACCTTAAAGCAATTAGGTACTAATCACTATCAAATAAAGACAGTAACAACTGGAGATATTTGGGAAATAGACTTAGAAAAAAATACGCTATATCCTTTAATGCATATTAATCCAATTAATGCAGTAGCACAAAATAATCAAATGACATTAAACTTTCAGGTCTTTGTAATGGACTTAGTATTTCCTGATGAAAGCAACGAACAGGAAGTATTATCAGATTGCTTAAGTATTTGTAATGATTTAATAGGTACATTAAAAAATGGAGAAAGCCTGTATTTATCAGGTGCTAGTGAAGGAGAAAATCCTGCATATTTTACAGAAGGAGATATTACTATAGAGCCGTTTACAGAAAGGTTTGACAACTCAGTAAGTGGGTGGGTGTTTACGTTACCAATAATAATTGAGAATGATTATAACACTTGTATAGCACCACAACAAACAGTATATGCAGGTAAATAATGTTTAAAATAAAAATAGGAAAATTAACAATACAACTAATACCACCGAAGATAACTTATGAACTATGAAGATATATTAGAGAAGCTAGAAGAAATTAGTATTAATCTAGAAAGCTATACAGACTATCCACAAAGCGCAACTAATAACGCTAGAAGGGCTAGAAAGTGGAAAGAAGAAAATGGTAGCGACTGTGGTACTAGAGTAGGCTGGACAAGGTCTGCACAATTAGCAGATAAGAAACCTATTAGCAGAGATACTATAGCTAGAATGGCTAGTTTTAAAAGACACCAACAACATAAAGATGTACCATACTCAGAAGGGTGTGGAGGTCTAATGTGGGATGCTTGGGGAGGGAGCAGTGGAATTAATTGGGCAATAAATAAATTAAAACAAATAGATAATAAATAATATGGCAGATTTAACAACAACATTAACAGAAAGCGTTACATTAAACGGTGCAGTAAGAGGCACGACTAATACAGTAACAACAACTGGTATAAATAACGTATATGAAAGAATAGTAACTTGTACTTCAGCACAAACTACTCACTTAGCAACTTTTGATTCTAACTCTTATGGTTCAGCAGTACAAATAGACAAAGAGGATGTTAGGTATATTAGAGTAACAAATTTAGACCAAACTAACTCATTAGAACTAGCAGTAGTAGGTGCAGCTACGAATTACCAAGTACTACTTAATGCAGGACAATCACATATACTATGTGCAGCAGATGATGTAATGTTAGCAGAAGAAGGTACTACACCTAGCTTTGGTACTATGTCTGATTTAAGAAGTTTACAAGTAAATCCTTCAGCAGATTTAGACGTAGAAATATTTGTAGCTAGTGTATAATGGAAGCATTAGAACGATACTTAAATAGTTTCGGTAAAAGTGTAGTCAATAAAGCTAAAGGAATACTAAAGAGAAAGAAAAAAGTAGTATCAGGAGATTTACTTAATAGTATAAAATTTAGAATCAAAAAAGAAAAGGATAATTTATCTGTAGAGTTTTTGATGGCTGACTACGGTACTTTTATGGACAAAGGAGTATCAGGTACTAATGAAAAAAGATACTATGTAGACTATGAAGGGCAAAGAAAAGAAAGCCCTTATAGATATACGAATAAAAGACCACCTATGAGATTATTAGATAAGTGGATAGTTCGTAGGGGTATAGCACCTAGAGATGAGCAGGGTAGGTTTATATCACGTAAAAGTTTACAGTATCTAATAGCTAATAAAATATACACCAGAGGTATAGAAGGGATAAGTTTTTTTCAGAAGCCTTTACAACTTGAGTTAAGAGGCTTTTATGATAAAGTAGGTAAAGCAGTAAAACAAGATATAGAAAATATAATAAAAGCATAATGGCAATAACAATACAACAAAAACCACTATATAAAACCTTACCAGTAGGTCAGGATATAATATTTACAGTTAAAGATGATAATATAGTAGCTAGTAATTATAACGTAAAATTTGTAGCTTATGTATATGTAAATGATAGTAGTACAAACTTAAATGATATATCAAATAGAGTAGCCGTATTAAAAACAACTCCAAATAACGCAGGAGTAGGTATATTCTCAATGCAACCTATTTTAGAAAGCTTTGTAAAGCCTGACAATAAAGGAACTGATTTTGGTAATACTAGTACATATAAAACAGTTAGTTATTCAGATAGCACACCACACCCTATACACTTAATAGACAAGTTTGCCACTTCTGATAATGTAGCTAGATATTTTCAAGTAGAGTTTTTATTAGAATACTCAACAACACTAACAGGGGTGGTAACTATAGATACAACTAACTCAGTATTATCAGAACCATACTTATTTTATAATGGCTATTTACAGTATGATGATGTATTAAATCAAATAGGCGCAGATTATGGTTATCAGTTATCTGACTTCAATTATGTAATGAATGATACTGATGCTAAATTTTTAAGTAATGCACCTACTACACAATATGCAAGATTATCTGATTATGGTACTTTGCCTTTTTTTAACTTTTTATCTACAGGAGATTATTCATTTCAAGTAGGAGATGATACTGCTACTAACTATAGGGTAAATTATTTTAATATAAAGCTATATGATAGTTCTAATACTCTACTAGCTACTATACAAAATTTTGCTAATTGGACTAACGGTGCTTTTACAAACGCAAATAATTTAGCAAGAACAAGGATAAATTACTTAGGTGCTTTCCCTGCTAACTTAGATGGATGGAGTACTAGTTGGGATGCACATAAAGCAAATACATCTTATTATACAATACAAGCTTTTGACGACCAAAATATAGCTATAAGTCAATTATATACTATCAACATAATAACAGATGATTGTAAAGGATTTGAGGGTATTAGGCTAACTTGGTTAAATCCTCATGGTACTTGGGATTATTATACATTTACTAAAAAGTCAGTAAGGTCTTTACAAACTAATAGAACATCATATACTCAATTAGATGGTACTTGGAATGAAAGCACATATAAAATAGATGGCTTCAGAGGAGGCATGAAAAACTTTAGAGTAAATAGTAAAGAAAGAATAAGTATAAATACTGATTACTTAGTAGATGCAGATGCAGTATGGTTTGAGGACTTAATAAATAGCCCTGAAGTTTATATACTAAATGGTTACTCTGATACAGACACAAGTGGTATGATAAATAAATACGTAGAGCCTGTTACTGTTACTACTTCTAGCTATACTAGAAAAACTAAAGCAAATGATAAGTTAATACAATATACATTTGAATTAGAAAAAACTAAGAATAAAAGAATACAATCTGCATAATGAGTGTACAACTAATATTATACCCACAGGATTATCAGGGAGTTTACCAATATAACTCTAGTGTAATTAATACTAATCTAGTAGCAGATGGAGTAGGCTTTAATACTATACAAAACCACACAGGATATAGCTCTACTACTAGCAACCCTGCTTTTGATGCAGTAACAAATGATGCACCAATAACTAATTGGAAAAAATTTAGGTCTTTTGGTGGTACTTCGTATGCAGATGTAGATTATCCTATTAAAATAGGTACTGTAGCACCTAAGCTTAGATTTAAAGCAGCTTCAGGAGGTGTAAATTCTAGTAGTGGTGTATATCAAAGAATAGACAATTTAGTAGTAGGAGCAACCTATCAACTTAAATTTAGAATAGTAAATGCTGCTACAGGTGGTTTTTTATTTATAGGTAATGATAGTTATGGTAACAACTTAGGAGGTGGGGGTGCTACTGCTATATCAACATCTACTACAGGATATAAAACATTTGACTTTACGGCAGTAAACTCATCAGAAGTATTAATATTAGATTACCAAAATAGTGGTGCAGATTATATAGAAGTAAGAAGAATAACAATTAGGGGTGCAGGTGCTACACCGCCTTTAGTATTTACTGACTTAGCAGATGGGCAAGTAATATGCGACTTATATCAAGATGAAGATATACCATTAAGCTTATCTATTGACAACTTTAAAAATGCAGCAGAAAAAACACAAAGCTACTCTAAGGACTTTAATTTACCTGCTACAAAAAGAAACAATAGAATATTTACACAAATATTTGAAATAACGAACTCTACACAAATAGATGGAGTATTAGCACAAAATACATTTAATCCTTATGTACAAACTAAGTGTATATTAAAACAAGATGGCTATATTTTATTTGAAGGATTTTTAAGGCTTATAGATATAGTAAATAAGGAAGGAGAAATAAGCTATAATGTCAATCTATATTCAGAAACTATAGCATTAAAAGATGTACTAGAAAATAAAAAATTATCTGATTTAGATTTAGATGAACTAGAACACGATTATAACAAAACAAATATAAAGGCTAGTTGGGAAACAACAGGGCTTCCTTTAACTAACTCTTTACCTGTAAACTCATTTGCTTACAAGGCTTCTTTAGGTGCAAACAATACAGATGTGCTAAAATACCCTTTTGTTGATTGGACTGGTAATATTAGTTTAACTGCACCTTCAGGAACTAATGCAGTAGATGGGCAGCCTGTATTAAATAGATTAGAAGATGCTTTTAGACCTTTTATAAACTGTAGATATTTGTTTAAAAAAATAATGAATGATGCTGGGTTTACTTATTCATCTGATTTTTTAGATGGCTTAAACTTAAGCACAGGAGATGTAGATTTTACTAAGCTTTATATGGATTTCAACTTTACAGGTGAAGTTCCTAGCGAAACAAAACAGGGTGTATATAATAGATTCGGACAATCCCTACCTGATTATCTTTCAGCTACAACTTTTAAAAATGTAAACTTATCTTATAACGAATATTCAGATGAGATGGGCTGGGATGATGTAAATTATAAGTTTGTAGGACAATCAGATAATTCAGGTTATAAAATAGAGTATAGTGTTAGATTTACTTGTATAACAAATGACACCTTAACCTTTAGGGGAGTAAAAAAAGATAGTGGAGGTAATATAACAGATATATATAATTTAACATCAACTGCATATACTACTACAGTTTACGTAGTAGAATCAGGTGTTATATTTACTACTTTAGATACTAACGAAACATTTGAACTTCAATTTAGAAGTACAACGGCAGGAACTTTTAAACAATATAATAGTACAGTAGCACCTTTCCCTAGTACAGTAGATGTAACTGTAGGATTAACAACTGTAATAGATTCTACTTTGCTTAATTCAAAGCGAGGGGAGATAGGGCAGTGGGAGTACGTTAAAGCGTTTTTTACGATGTTTAACTTAGTTTCTATGCCAGACCCTAGCAACACACGAAATATACGCATAGAGCCGTATAATAAGATATTTTTTGAAGATACGGCAGGGCTAAGTTTAGCAGATAGAAATATAAAACATGATTGGACAGATAGAGTAGATGCTACTGAAATAAAATTAACACCTTTAGAATTAAAGAAAAAAACAATATTTAAATATGAAGAAGATAGTGAAGATTATCCTTTCACTTTGTATAGAAATGGTACTGGTGGTTCTTTATATGGTTCTAAAATATTCAATTCTCATCTTTTATTTGGCTTTACATTACTTACTGGAGAAGAAGAAATAACGGCTTCTCCTTTTGCTGCTACAGTTATAAAACCATTATTTGATAGATTCCCTGACTTTATAGTACCTGCAATATTTTCATCTAATGATACTCAAAGTGCTTTTGAAGGGTTTGATAATGCACCTAGAATATTATTTGATAATGGCAAAAAGCTATCGGCTAATTCTTATTATATACCTGCACAAAATGGGTTATCTAGTGAGAATCAAACGTATTTTGGACAGTTTACTCATTTATCAGAAGTAAGCCCTACTACTGTAGATACAAGCGACTTAAATTTTGAATCATCACAATTAATAAATCCTGTAGGAAGTCCTTTTATACCTGTAAATAATTTATTCAATATATATTGGCAGCCTTACTATAATGAGTTGTATAATGCAGATACTAGAGTTATGACAATTAAAGTAAATCTAAGTCCTGCTGATATTAATACATTTCAGTTTAATGAAAAAGTAATGATAAAAAACAGATTATATAGAGTAAATAAAATTGATTACAAACCTAGAGATTTATCAACTGTAGAATTTATATTAATACCATAATGGAATACAAAAAAGGATTTAAAATAAAACCAAAATATGTTACAAGTATAGGTAACGTAATATTTACTGATGGTACAAATGATGTAGAGCCTAATCAACTAACTTGTGAGGCTTATGGATATACTTATAATGAAGCTACAGGAACTTGTACTGCTTTTGATTATAATACTAAAATAACTAATACATCAGATAATATTTATAATATAGTAAACGGAGAACTTAACACAACTAATATAGGAACTGAAAATACATCTATATTAGGTACAAATAATACATCTAGTGGTAATAATCTTAACGTATTCATTTCAGGTAAAAACCATTTAGTAGATAATGGGTTAAATGACTCTGCAATAATAGGGGGTTCATTTGCACAAGCTAGGAATCAGGGAGAAGTGGTTATGGGTGGTGGTGGTTTTGGTACTACCTTAAGTTTAGCACAAGTATCTTATATACAACAATCAGGAAATACAGAAGATGATACAGAAATTGCTTTATTAACTCAATATTTACCTACTACATATATACAAAAAGTAGCTAATTGTATTATGGGTTTTGAAGCTCATGTTATTGGAGTTAATACAGGTATAGGAGCTGGTACGGCAGGAGAATACGGCTATTTTAAACTTACAGGAGGAGTAGAATTTAGTAATGGATTAGCTTCTACTTATCATGTAGACGTTCATGCAGTAGTGCCACATGGGCATAGTGGATTAAATCTAACTGGTACTGTAAAGGATGTTACGGCTACATCTTTTAGTGTTCACGTATCAGGATTAGCAGAAACATATATACAATGGACTGCTGAAGTAAAATTATGGCAAAATAAAATAACACAAACGATATAATTATGGCAAAAGAAATAATTAATGCAGAAGTAAAAACAAACATAGGAGATGTAACAGAAAAGGCAAGTGAATTAGCTAATGAATTTAAAGTTATGGGTGTGTCTCTTAATGATGTAAAAAGAGGCTTTCAAACTATGGCAACAACAGCAGTAAAATCATTCTCTACTGTTAGGGGTGCGATTATGTCTACAGGTATTGGTGCTTTAGTTATTGCAGTAGGTTCATTATTTACATGGTTTAATAAAACAAAAGAAGGTGCTGAAGCTTTAGAGAGAGTTTTTGCAGGAGTAGGTGCAGCAGTTAATGTGATTATAGATAGAATATCAACTTTTGGTGGCGCTATTGTAAAATTATTTCAAGGAGATACTAAAGGTGCATTAGAAGATGTAAAAGCAACATTCAAAGATATAGGAACAGAAATAGTTAATGATACTAATGCTACAGTTGCTTTAAAACGAGCATACCAAGATTTAAGAGATAGCCAAAGAGATTTAAACGTAGAAACTGCAAAACAAAGA